AACCAAGACAAATGATTTACTAAATAAGCATGTTTATTAAATTCGTCTGAATAAGTGTTATCTCTTAGTGGATTACCATCTAAAGAAATAAAATAAGGAGCAGAAGTTAAATCTGTTGTTGGAACTACATTTGGATGAAGTTGAGGCAGTAATTCTTCCAATAAAAACTCTCGAAATTCAGAACTAGTGTTAAAATTATTTAAAGTGTAATTTAATGGTAGTAGAATGTTTCTTTCAAAGTCGTTAGCATCAACATCAGTTAAATTATTTTGCTTTATAAAAAATTGAGATAGTCCACTAATGTTATTTAATTTTTCATAAGGAGAGTTAGCTACTGGAACTAAACCTCCTATGCTACTGGTTATTACATTTGAAAAAAAGTTAGCTATGTTTAAATGAGTATTAATTATTTCATCGATGACGTTTATATCTAATCCACCTAACTCAGCATCTTGCTCAATATAAAAAGATGGAGTGATTATCTCGGTTGCTTTTACATAATTTCTTTTGTAAAAGTTTTTAGCTCCCTCAAAATATGTTAACTTAGGGTATTTCATTATTCAAATACCATGATAATTGTTAAATTATTCAATTGAATAATTTCATTAAACTGTGTTTGAATCGTTTGAGGTAAGTTATCAAGTGTAGAGTATCTAACCTCTGGAACTTCAAATATTTTTGTATTTAATTCTTGGGAAGTAAAGGTTTCACCAAACTCAGAATTATCTACATTAAAAAATTGTAATACTTTATCTCTAACTTTTAACTTTATTTCTGCTTCTCTTTGTTTATATTTTTTATCGCATCTTATAGTCATAATTGGGTCAATAGTTCTAATTAACCCATCAACAACTATAACTTCATCAGTTAACATCTTCTTGTCTTCTATAGCTTCCAGTAATTGTTTTTTAAATTGAGGTGTAGCTTTTTTAAATTGAAAATCATTAGCTTTTTCTAAAATATATAAATCAATAATATTTGCCGAAGAATATGCTCTTCTTGTAACCACTGTGCATTTTCCAACAGACCCGTAACTAGATCTAAAATTATTAACATATGCTTTATAATCATTTAATGTTACAAGTCTATTCTGAGCCTTGAATAATAATGGAGCATATCTCTTAGCATTCTCTATAGTTTGAGCGTTTGTCCCTCCAGTAGCCATTGAAGTGTTTTCAAGAGATCCTGTTTTTATATTTCCCGCAATAGAACCTGTATAATCTAAATAACTAATGGGAACGTTAACAACTCCCTTAGCTAAGTTTCCTCTGGTTCCTCCACCTATTCTATAGTATACAACATAAGTATCCTGCACCGCTGGAGATTTTCCAGTTAAGTTGTCTCCGAATATAACGACTCCGGCAAAAGAATCATTAGTTACTAGTTGAAATACTTTATCATTTGGACCAGATGCAAAAAATATATTATCTACTTGTCTATAGTTTCCTGTAGTTGCTTCGTTACCTGCAATTATTTCTACTTGAACACTACCTTCAACAATTGGAGATTGATTTAAAAATATATTTTTTACAGAATCAGTATCAGAAAATATTCCAGTTTGTTTAACTAAATTTCCTTCTAATATTATTAAATTTGAAATAGTTGAACTAGTATCTGTTGAAAATGGAATTTGTAAATCTCCTGATGGATCATCTAACTCTACAAATCCATTTGGATTGTATTTGTAAATTGTGTAAGATAATTGAGTGCTATCTTCCGGCGAAGTTATTGTAAATGTCCTATTGGCAGCAGGTATTGTGATGTTTGAGGTTCTTGATTGCTGTAAGGCTAGTGATGCATTAGCGGCTGCACTGGTTGGACCTTTCATTCTAACACCAATCAAATCAAGCAATTTTTTAACACTGTTTCTTTTTTGAGCAGTGGCTAAGTAATTTTCATTGGCTAAGAAGTCTGTTTTATAAGAAATTATATGACCCATGGCGGCAACAAGCTCTATCAGCATGACACCTAAGTCAGACTCGACAAAGTAGTTGTAATCTAATGGGTAGGATGCTTTTATATAATTTATTAAATTAGTTCTTAAAGTAGCAAAATCAGATGCGGTAAAATCTATCAGATCCTTTTTAGATGTTTCATCTAATCTGGAAACTTTAAGATAGTCAGTGTTTAGTAAACCATTAAATGACATTATATTAATCCTAAGCTTATATCAAATACAGTCTCGGGCTCATCTTTAACCTTACAAGAAAGAACTATTTCTATCCCATTGATAGCTTCATTTTTATTGTTTGAACTTATTTCAATAGATACAACCTCAACAAAAGGAGCATATCTAAGCATCGTTTCTTGGATTTCTTGTCTTATTTTGTAAGTAAGAAAACCATCTATTGGTTCAAATAAATATTTTTTAAGATTTGTTCCAAAAAGGGGTAGCATAAACCGCTCACCTCTTCTGGTTCTTATAAGTTGAGTTATATTTCTTTTTATTAATTCGTTACCACTCATTTTTGAGAAGTACCCAGAGTTTATGTTACCACCAACAGGGAAGCCCAATCCAAAGAACTTATTTTTATTAGAGCTAATCCTTAGATTAACTTCATTTGTATTTGGTAGTCCAAAAACTTGAGTCTCAGAATTTAATACCATATTAAACCTTAATATTTAAGAAAAACTGTGATTGAGCCTTATAGTTATTTACTATTTCAGTTAAATTTAATGATTTATTATAAAATTTAAGACTTCCTACATAACCATCTAAGGCAGAGCGTTGACCAGAATAAGTGGAACCCATAAAGTTACCATAAGGTAAACCATCTGTAAATCCACTGCCTACTATCCAAGGAGTAAACTTTTGATGACTTTCGGCCCTTCCTAATCCTTGATTAGAATTATTAAAAGGGAGCCCATATTTTATATTTTGATTAATGTTTGGATACTCAGAGGTATATCTAAAGCTATTTGAAGATCCTCCGTTTTGTCTGTTTATAAAGAAGGAAGGTACATTCAGAGTTTTACTATTAACTACTTGGAATGTATTAGTTATTGAAGAACTAGCTAAGACTTCCCCATTTAAATAAACACTAATATTATCCTGTGTAGGATTCACTGAAATACTTAAATGACCAAATGAATCTTGTAAAGAAGAAAGTGCGTATCCAGATTCTGTAGTAGAACTTATAGGAACTTTAAAACAAATAGGGCCTTCAATAGAGGTACATGCATCATCTGTTTTAGTAACAACAGAAGACCTATTTACAAATGCTATTGATGATCCATTTACAGACTGTGTTGGTGCTATAAAAAAGTGAGTAAATTGTCCGGGGTTACTTACATCTAAATTTGATGCTGAAGCATTTAAAGTTATTCTTCTATCTCTAGTAAATCCTATTAACAAGCCTCTAACAGTATTTGGAGATCTGTCATAGGGAACATAATTTATGTCCGTTACTAGATTATCTCCTCCAGTATTTTCATTACCTATAATAATTTTATACATTTGTTGAACTGTACCTTGGTTTGTAGGAATTACATTAGGTACATGCAACCAAAGATCGATGGTGGCTCCGCTTGGATTGTAGAATAAATCATTAAACTCCGGCATTGAAGGGAGGACTATATGATTATTAAATCCAAGTATTGAACCTGTGCTATTGAATTTAACTATTCCATTTAAATATGGAATACCTAAACCTTTTGGAAATAAACTTTGTAATGAATCTGATATTAGTCTAGCGTTTAAGGAGAATACTTGATTTCTTCCTTGTAAAGTCGAAGAAATGCAATTATCTAATAGATATTCTGTGGAGCTAGCTGATTCTATGTGGGTTTCTAAAAAATTATATATGGCTATTAAATTATCTTTAGTAACCCTAGTCTCGGCAGCTAGTATAGTGGGTTTATCATTTTCAAATGAACTGGCACTTTCTAAGATATTTCCCTCTCCAATCATTGAAAGTAGTAAGTGATCAATATTTTCAGATGTTTGATCTTTGGGTGGAACAATATAAGTTGCTGATATAGGGAGAATGATTCCACCAATATTATCATGATCAAGAGTTAGTGCTCTTTGTTTTTGAATGTCAACCCAAAAAGAAGTCCCTTCTAAATAAGAAAAATCATTTAAAGGTACTTCCCCAATACGATATCTTGGGGTCTCTCCTTGCGCGTTACCTAATCTAACTGCCAATTCAATTTGTTTCTTTCTCTTCTTTTCTTTTTCTGAGAAAGAAGCAATTTCAGACATTAAAGCCTGCTTAGTATTTTCTATTTCAGCTAAACTTACAGAAGATTCATTAAGAATCCTATTAGCTTCCATTTCAGAAATTAGAGAAGACGTATCGTAAATTCTTTTGTTTTTATGTGCAGTTAATTGTTCTAGATAATTGTCTGAATCATAGTATTCTAATAAATCGTTTGAGTCGTCAACTCTATCAATATCTAAAATATTATCTACATATTGTTTTATTTGTTTTAAAGATAATCCTTTACCTCGACCACCAGTATTTGGATCCTGTTCAAATTTCCAAAATAAAGAACTAAATATACTGTCTTGTTCTGCTTTTCTTCTTGAAACTTCAGTAAATGCTACAGTTAAACCACTAACTGAATCAGATTGAGAATCAAAATAAATACCGTCGTTAGAAAGTAGGAACCTACCAAAGTTAGATATAGGTGGTCCATATGTTAATCTAAATACTTCTGTTGGTTCTGGAAGGTCTGCTAGTGTCGCTATCGTTGTAAAATTTTGTAGAGTGCTGATTGGTACTGGTGCTAAAGGATTGAATACTGGTTCCCTAGTTGGGTCTTTTACTCTTGCAGCTATTTCAGCGTCTATTCTTGCAATAAAATCTTTCATAGTTCTTGAAAGATTTACTTGATCTTGAAGGAAAGCTAACTCAGATTCTAAGCCAGCAACATCTTCGTTTGATAAATTTCTTACTTTGTTTTTATTTCCAATAGAATATTTATCAAAACAGGATTGAGCAGCAGTAATTTGCTGACCTATTTCTTCGGAAGTCGGACTTGAGTATAAATCTGCTCCAGCTAAACGTAATGCATCAGCAAAACTGATGTTACACTGTAACAACCCAAACAAGTCTATACTAAATAACCCAAACTTAGATCTCCCTATTAATCTACCTAATTCATCAAATATATTAAAAATTCCTAACCTGTCCCTTAACCAATTTGAAAATATGGAAATGTTAGCATTAAGATTTGTTAAAGCAAATAAACCATCTAATCTTAATCCTTTCAAAACACATGTAGGAAGCATTGGGAAAGGAGCGCATTCTCCTTGTAACAGTCCTCTAGGAATACCATAAGGCTCCAGCAGGTTGGCTGGTGCATTAGCTAAGTCTGAAACCAAATCTCCTGTATTGAATACGCTCATATACTTAATTATTTAGGTTGATATTATACTTCTGGTAGATTTAAGCCCACAGGGAAAGCATAGCTTTTTGGATACTCTTCTTCTAAGTAGGACCTAGCAACAACGTTCTCCGAAGGAGTTATCTGAGCAGAAGGAGCATTACCTATCCCACCCGGATTTAGATATAAACCCTGATCTCCTTGTAAGTTTAAACTTCCGCTTCCTTTTATATTAGTTAACGATCCTGTAATATTAACTCTTTGTGCCTTTAAATTAAGGGAATCCACTGCTGTCATATTAATACTTTGGGCAGCTACTTCTAAATTAGAAGGAGTGGTTATAGTTATTTTACCTGTTGCTACCGAGACCTCTATTCTGGCTCCGGCTATTGTCGATATGGTTACGGCATTTCTACTGACATCTACAGTGGAGGAGGCTGTCTCTATGGACACTATTCCGCCAAAGTCTGGGCCGTAAGTAGTTCCTTTTGCTGATAGTCTGATGTTTCTATGCTCCGCTAGCAAAGCAATATTACCCGCTCTAGTTGGAACTCCTAGACTCCCGTCTAAGAATGACATTCCTTCTGGTTGAACTATAGAATTGTTTTCCAATACTATATCTCTTCCTTTTATGACTTGTAAGTTAATTCCTCCAGTTTCACTTTTTAAATTTTGAAATTCTTGAGTTCTTATTTCTAAAGTTCTGGGAGGCAAAGTCGCAGTAGGAGTTTGTGCTGGATTAGCTGTTAATCTAATGTAATCGTCAAGACCATTATTAATTTCTATGCAATCAACAGTTGGGGTAGATTCTAATACAACTCTTTTTCCTACATTATTAAGTTTTGTTCTATTAACTACATATTTTTTATTATTTCTATTTGTAATTTCTAATCCATTGTCTTCATTATTTTTGAACATCCAAGTGCAGTGAGCAGCACCTTCGTAATATCTGTTTGGATCGCCAACCATGGGAATGGTTCTAAGAACAGAACTCTGAAGTTCCTCTACAGTTGGGTGTTTAGGATCTTTGAAAGCAAAGCCACCATCACTTATTACGGTGCTTATATAAAAAGCTTCTCCCGTAGAAACATTAAAAGCTATAAGTATTCTTTGTCCTATAGCGGGGGGAGCAAAAAACCCTCCAGTCTTGTAAAGTTCAAAATAAGGTGAAGTATAAAAGACATTTCTAATTCTAGGATCATCTTTGCAATGAACGTGGACTTTTCCAGTTCTTGATGCGTCTGCGTCTCCAGTTACTTCGGCTTCTAATATTATCATAATTCTATTTGACCCACGACAGGATCTTTAAATAAGGTAAATTCTGAATAAGCACTTGTAGTATTTATAACATGCCTAAATCCTTTTATTCTATACATACCAGTCAGATAACTTAAGTTATTCTTTGGAGTTGATACAACATTAGGAATGTTTTTAATAAGAACAATTGCTCCCGAATACAATCTTTCCATATTATTTAAATCATAAAAAGGCAAAGTTTTTATAGTTATATTATACATTTTTGTATAAAGATCTCTCATAAAATTAAGCCTTTTTATCATAGGATTGAGTCTTTGGTCAGTCCCTTTTATTAATGAAGAGCTTTTTGGATCGTTAGCAACTAAATCATCAATATAATCATCAACCAATCTGCTTGCTATAGATTTTATATATTCCGATCTTCCTATATTAGCATTTTTAGCTAAATCATCAATTAGCATGTCTTGTTCAGCATTAGCATTTAAACTTATTTCATTTCCATACTCATCCGTGTCACCTATAAGTTTTTTCGTTGTCAAGTCAACTAACTCATCAACATCAACAGGGTCTGGAGAAATATTTAATACAGCGTCTAAGTCTTTATATAAAGCTTCAGGATCTGTAATTTTATCATAAATATCTCTTCTTATAGGTTCTAAGGCTTCGTTAATAATTCCTTTTTGTTGAAATTGTATTAAATTATGATACGCTACTGTATGATTTAATTTGTCTACCTCTAAGTTAAAACTTAGTATATTGGAATTTTTAAAATTATAAGTAAACACTGGAGTACTGAACAAAGATTCTGAAGCTAGTTTTTTTGTTTCGTCAGATAGTATATTTAAAATATCGGACTCTACAACATCTTCACCAAAAGAAGAATTTAAGAAATTCTTTTTATAAACAGAACTTAAGAATCCTCTTCTTCTTTTTAGAGCTTTTGTATACCTGCTATCTACACCGTAATTTAACTTATCCTCCTCAGATATAGGATAGCCCAAGTAATCATCTTTAACCACAGTCGTAGGATAATATAAATTCTCAACTAACCACTTGTCGGCAATAACTATTGCAGGTCTTGTTTCATCTTCAATTACTCTACTTAATCCGGGAGCTAATTGATCTGGAAGGTACTCTCCATCCCAAGTCCAGACACTGGAATTGTAATTTTGTATTTCTTGGATTGTTGTTGGGAATTGTCTTCCTTGTCCTGTTCTTTCAAAAATGTCCCACTCATCTTTTGACATCTTTTGTTCCAATACTCTAACAAGGTTGGGTCTTTCCCTAGCAAGAAGATCGTATATAACCTCTTCATACCTATTTTTAGATTCAATAGTTTCTTGAAAAAGTCTAATATACTCTCTTCTCCAATAAACTGCAGCCGGGATTGGTTGGCCTGCTACAGTTACAAACTGTCCGGGATTTCTTAAAAATCCACGATAAGTATCTCTAGCAGTATTTGCTTGACGTTCTAAATCCTGAGAGTACCTTTGTAGGTCTTGTAATTGTTGTTTTACTGCTTGATTCTGTGGTTTAGAAAGAATAAATGCATCTAAATCATATTGATCATAGACAGCTTCTTTTCTTGTGATGGTAACTACAGAAGTTCCGGGATACTGTATGTTCTGCCCTAAAGGGACTATCTGACCCCCAGCATCCATTATTGTTGTGTTAAGGAAAGTAATTCGGGAAACATTTTGACCTTCCCTTAAAAGAGGTGGATTACTGTTTGACGATTGTAAATTTCCTTCATCGTCGTAGTTTGCTAAACTAGCACTCAATCGTCCTTTTATTTGTACGTTTGTAGGTCTTAATTCATTAGTTATATCTTTTAATATTTCATAATTTCTATTAATTGGTCCATAGGAAGTAGATGGATATCCAGAGGGCAAAGGAGATGTTGCAGTTAAAGTTAATGTTTGTTTTAAAACATCAAAAGAAGTAAATTGTCCGGGTAAAAAGGAAGATGCAGTTTGATAAGCACAAGCACTTTTTAACAATAATAATCTATTAAGATCGTTTTCTTCAAAAAATCCTATTTTGTAATCAAAGTTTTGATCTATCTTAGCTATTTTTTTAGAAAAATCAGCTATAAATTTATCAAAATTAATATGATTTCCTTTTTGAGGCATTAAGTCATCTAAATCACTTGTCCCTTTTCCTTTTTCAATTATATAAAACTCTATTGGACTATTGTAATTTACAGGGCTAACTGACTGAACAAAGTTTGCATCATTCCAATCTTTCTCGCTAGCTGGGGCATCTGGGGACAATAAATGATTTTCCTTAAATCCTGCTTTTATTTGCCGCACTATCTTTGCTTTAACTTCTTGAATTTTTTCAGTTATATTGGTAGTGTATCCTTTAAAATTTGGAGTAACTGAATCCCATATTTCTGCGGCAGTAGGAATAACATTTGACCCAGCGACCCAGTTAACTACAGTTCCTGCAGCACCTATAGGATTCCAATTCTCAGCTATTGTCCCACCAACTCCGTCCCACTCCTTCCTATAAGCTCCTGCTAATTTAAGTAAGGATTCTTCTAATTTTTTTCTTTGTTCTAATGCAATTAAAACAACTTGAAGCTTTCCCTGATCTTTCAATTTTTTTAATGTATCATATTGTTTACGACGGCCACCTTTAGTGACTCCATTCTCTACAGCGTCCATTTCAGCGACCCAGTCTGCAGCGTTTCCTTCGTAACTATTTAAAAAATCTAATGTTTCCCTTTCTTCAGATTCTGTAAACCCAGCTCTTTTAAATTGTTGTTCAAAGTTTTGATAATAATTCAAACTATCATCTAACTGTTGTAAAGCAGCTACATCACCAACAGTATTAGCAGCAGAATTAAGGTCTGTAAGCCAAGGAGATAAAGCACTACTATCTAATAAAGGATCACTTGAAACAAATCCTAATTCTTTTAAATATTCTGAAAACACTAAGTATTGATAAAATTCAGAATTTAAAAACTCAAGATCAGGACTATTGTTTGGAATATTGGGTGTAGTAAATATTCTCAAAAATCCTCTAGGAACATAATTAGATTTATATTTTTCAAATAATTTATTAAAGTCTGGTAAAAGTAATACAATTTCTTGCCCGGTAACTCTTGTGAATAAATTTCTTAAAATTGTTCTTATTATAAGATCTAATTTGTCTTGAGATTTTTTATAATGTATTACTCCTTCAAATTTATATATTTCATATTTTTTAAATCCTTCTTGCTCTACAACTTTAAAATTAGATCTATCTACATCAATTTGTGAGAGTTCAGACACCAATGATGGATGTCCTAAGTTTATAAAATTTAATTTTAATTTTTTAAAGCCCTCACTTGTTTGACTTACTTCTGATTTATAAAACTGTGATACTATTGGAGTGCTAGCTCGATCATTTATTCCAAATATAAAATAAATATAACCTGATAGTTTTGATTTAATAGTTCTTTGAGCTTCTGACAACAAATCGCTGTCTGAAGAAAATACAGAACCACCTCCACTAGTGCCCAAAGAATTTATTTCTGCTAGTTTTTTACTAACAAAACTCTTTTTTATTTTATCTCTATATCTTTCTTCCTGAAACACAAACTCAATAAAATATTCTTCAAAGTCGTAATCTACATCTGCTAAATGTAAATTAATTGCAAACATTTCAGATTTATCATAACCAATATTGTAATCAAAAGATTCAAAGTATCTAGTATTTTTTAAAGGTGAAAGTAAAACCGATTCAGACTCTAAGTCTTGTTTATTTTCTTCAACTAATTGAGCAAATGACTTTAGTTTGTTTTCTGGATTTACGAATTTTCTAACTATAGAATAGTTTGTTGTTACAATTAGAAATGGTTGATAAATAGTAGACATTTTACAAAACTGGAATTAATATTCTATCCCCTAAATTAAGCTGATTAAAAGGATCTGAAATGTTATTAGCGTAACATATTAGCCAGTCATAGGTTGGTGTATTATAGAATAAATCAGATATTAAATCCGCTCTATGTTCATATCCTGCTGGGATATATCCTACTCTATAGGATTTAATCTTTAAACTTCTTACAAATGATTGAAATTTTTCAGAGGTTACTGAGGTTGCTATCTTTTTATCTTTGTGTTGGATTATACTAAAGCCTTCGATGTAATGATTGTTATACCTAGTCATTAGAAAAATCTCCCGGGTCCAGTATGAGGATCCATTGTTTTATATTTATGTAAGCTATCCCAACCAGCGACATTGTCTGCAGTATCTACTTTCCTAGGATCGTAATCTCCAAAACTGTTCCTAACTTCTTCTAAAGCCATTGATATATCAAACATATGTGGAGTAGCCGTTAAGACATCATATGTTGTGTTAGGAGTTTCCTTAATAGAAAAAGAATTACAAACACATGGAACGTTATTATATAACAATCCATGATTAATCCTGATTATAGGTGGCCCATAAATTGTATTATTAGCATTATTAAGAACACTAGACCTTACTAAGTTAATCCACCATAAAGTTAAGTTTATTGCTTTAGTTCTAATTCCGTTAGCTACTAAAGGAGCTAAATCTCCAAGCCCAAGAAGACCCTGAGCATCTTGAATATTTTCCCTTAAAAGGCCAAAAGGATCTGAATTAGGTATACCTCCTATGGGGACCCTAGTAGAAAGATCATTAGGGTTATAACCATTTAATTTAAAATAATCAGCTTGAGCCGATTGTGCCCGAGATTTAAAAAATGATTTTTCTGTCGATGGAGATTTTATATCTTTTAAAGCAGGTGGCTTTAAAAATAATTCTCTTATATTTTTTTTATTTTCTAGATTAACAATTTTATCAGAAAAGTCAGTATAAGTTAACCCTTCTTGATTAAGTATGTCATTTATATGCATTATATTCATTCTAAAATTTAGTTTGAATTGTCTGGACTTAGCTCCAGTATAAGCATACATGTTACCTGCTCTCCCAACTAAATCATATACAGCTAAATTAGCTTTTTGATCTTCCAATATTGAAATATTTTCAAAAAAAGGTAAAATTGAAAATTGTCTTACAGATCCCTCATTTTTAAATTCAAAAATTAAAAAAGAACGATCTTGCAAAAATCTTTTTCTAACTTTTCTCATAATTACTTCTTCCTTTGACTTGGTAGCCCACTATCTCCATCTTTAATTTTACCTAGTAATTTATTTGTGTTTTTTGTTTCATCTACAAGTTGTTTTAAGGACTCATCAGTAGTAGATGTAGAATTCTTATTAATCATCAATTGAACTAATAAATCTCTATTAATAGATTTGTATAAGCTCTCATGAGATTTTGCTCTGTTATCATTATTCTTTTCAGAATCTTTTAAATTATTGTTAGTTAATTTTTGTTGTTTAAGTTGTTCATCCATTACTTGTTGTAGTCTATCCTCTTTCTTTTGTTGAGCATAAGAATACAACATTGAACCACCTACTATTGCTGCCATTATGGCTATACCCCAAGGTCCTGCCAAGAATGCCGCAGCACCCCCTCCTGCGGCCCCTGCCCCTCCAGCAGCACCAGCAGCCCCGGCGGCTCCAGCTAGCCCTCCAGCCGCTCTAGCGGCTCCTCCTAAAGCACCCGCAGTCCTCATTGCTATCAATTGATTTACGGCTTGTGCTAGAGCCATGCCAAAGCTTTGAAACCCAGCTACTAATTTTAGTGAGATTCCTCTTAGTAACATGAACCCTAAACCAAATTGAACAAACACATTGTCTGTTAGGTATTTTAAAGGAGTTAATAGAAGTTTTAAAGCTTCTAAAAATCTAATAACTATAGGAAGAAGATTGGTTTTTATTTCAGATATTAACGTTTTTAACGAATCTTCATATTTTAAATTTTGTGCAGCAACTTTATCAAAAGATCCTTTATTATTTTTCATTGCTGACATAACATCAGAGGCAAGAACTCCACCAGTTCCAAAATCTTCTTTTATTTTATTAAAAGTAAAGATCATTGATTGTCCACCGGAACCAACACTTTCTGCCATACCTGTGAACTGATTATCTAATTTAGACATAGCTGCTGCCATGTCCATAAAGGCTGCTTCAAACTCCGCTGGATCTGCTCCCTTAGCTGCTTGCTCAAATCTTCTTACTGCGTCACCAGCACCCGCAGCTATAAGCATTTGGTATTCTTTTCCTCCGCTAGTAATAGCATCGGAAAACTCTCTAATTTTTTCTGATGCTTGAGGGAATTTAGCTTGTAGTTGACTTAAGTTTTCTCCAAATTCTTTACCAAAGCCCAACTCTCCAGCAGTTTTAGTAGCCTTACTTTTTGCCAACTCTTCAATCAGTTTTTGAGTAGAAACTCCATATTCTTGAGCGAACTTATCTATGTTCGTTCCTAACTCATTCATAGACTCACTACCAATTCTAAAAGCTATGGCTAACTTTGGAATCTCGTCTAATAGAACTTTACTATTTTGATTAGTTAAGTCCATTCTATTAGCAACAGTTAATAGTCCTTTGTTATTTTCTCTAAATCCTTTTCCATATAAGTCTGCTGCGTTTCTAAGGTTTTGAACAGCGTCTCCCTTTAATCCATCTATACTAGTGCCTAAGAAATCTTGAAATTTTGAAACGTCAGTTCCAAAACCTAATAAAGTTCTTTGAAGATCATCAACTTGATCTCCTAGCTGACTTATTATTCCCTGTATGTAATTTGTAAATGGAGCAAAGGCATCTTTTAATATTCCATTTTCTTCTTCGTCGCCGCCTCTTCCTCGACCTCTGCCGCCTCCACCACCACCGGATCCCCCAGTTCCTTTTATTGCATTAAGAATATCAGTTAAGGCTCTCATCAATTGTTCACAGCAATCATTATCTGATATGCTTTCTAAGAAACCCTCCATCTTTTTATTATTAGATTCTGGCTTAATTATCTTCTCCGGCTTTATTACTGCGGGAAGCATTGGTTCTGGATTACCTGTTTCTAGTAAAGGAACTTTTGGAGTTGGTGGAACAATTGCTGGTGAGGTTGGGGTGACATCTGTCCATTCCACATCTATTATTGCATCCTTAATCTCTTCTAACTTATCAACTAAAGCTGGTAACATTGCATCCTCCATTTTTGGAGATGGAGGAGTGTATATTGCGGGAAGCATTGAACTCTCCATTTTTGGAGATGGAGGAGTGTATATTGCGGGAAGCATTGAATCACCAGAAGGCATGTTAGGTGCTGGCAGTTCTGGTAGCTTTGGAGGAGCAGGAAGCTCTAGTAGCTTTGAAGGAGCAGGAAGCTCTGGTAGCTTTGGAGGAGCAGGAAGTTCCAGAGGTTTAGGTGTCTTTCTTGTTAGGCTAAACTCAGGTATCTGTGCAGCGGGTTCTGGATACTTTGGTGCTTGTGGCTTTTTAGGAACCGGAACGGTTTCTTTTGGCATTATCCCAGCAAAATAAAATTTTGAATAAGTTGCTAGATCGTTGAAAAATCCTCTTTTTAGTGGCTCGTATTGAGTTTCTTCTTCTTCTGGTTCTGGTAATGCAGGAGGCTTTACAGGAGAAGTTGTTCCAGTTGTCTTTGGTATTTCTATTGGTGCTGGTAATTCTAGCGGTTTAGGAGGCTTTCTTGTTAATGTAAATTCAGGTGGCTTGGGTGTTGCTAAAGGTACAGGTAGTAAAGGATTAGGTCCACCAACTGGCATAGGTAACTCAGGTGGCTTGGGTGGTGGGACAGGAGCTACTGGTGGCTTTGGATATGGGTAAGGGGGTATGGGTGTTGGAGTAGGTGCTGGTATAGGTAAAGGTGTCGGAGCAGGAATAGGAGCTACTAATGGGGGTACTTTTGTTTCTTCTTTTGTTGTTTGAAACTCCACAAGTTTTTCTACAAATGCTGATATCTTGGATCCCCAGAAAGCCATATCAGCTTGAGTTCTTTTTCCAAAGTAATCTGTTCCTCCTTTCTCCAAAGGTCTTGGTGTTGCTGCATCTGGATTTGTTTCCAGATCTGCAATATTTTCTTTAAATCCAGAAAGTATTTGTTTTATTGTTAGAGGAGCGTTTGTTTGAGTTAATTTAACAAGGTCTTCTGCGCTTAGTCTAACTTCTTGTTTAAGTCTAGCAAACTCTGGAGTTGCTTGTTTAATAGCTGTAAGAAACTCAAGGAATACTTTAACGGTTTTATCATCTATTAAATCTGGCCTTTTACTAACTATTTGTGTTTTGTAACTTTCAGATGTACCTAAAGAAGATTTTACTGCATCAGACAATAACTTACTTATATCCAATTTAGCTGAGGTAATATCTCCAAATGTTTTTGGTTTATCTACAGCTTTTACTAATTGTTCTCTTCTTTGTACTGTATTAAATGCATCTTTAAAAGCTTCTTTAATACCAAGTTCAATACTGGTTCTGATAGACTTCGGACCCGTACCTGCGACCTCAACAAGACCTTTTGTTAAGTTCTCAATTGTTTCAGTTGTTGGGGGTCTTTTCTTTCTTGAAGCCATATTAGATACCTGTTATCGTCATCATATGTAATCCAGTTACATTAGCTAAATTATAAGTTTTAAAATTACTATTGGATATTCCCGGAACTATTTTTTGTAGTTCACTAGGGTCTTCTTTATATGTACAAGCTGCGGTGTTGTTGTATAAGTCTTTAAGTATATTATATAAGGTAATTGCATCTGCTGAATCTAAATCATAAGCTACTAATAAGTTATTAAATCTTGTGCTGGAGAAACTTGTCTTTCCTTTAGTTCTCCAAGAAGTTACTGCTAAAACTCTCCTAATTGAAGATCTTCCATTTTCATCTTCATAGTTAAATAAAAGAATACTTCCTGCTGGAATAGACCCTTTAGATACCGTATTTACTTTTTTTATTGAAGTTGTAGGTTCTTCCTTATTTTCTTTTCTTTCATTTGATTTTTTTACAATTTTAAATGCTTGATTTAATACTTTTTTAAACTTAGCCATTCTTTGGCTGTTTGTAAAGTTTACATATTTTGTATTTACTATTGTTTTGTTTAAATCGTCTAATCTTTCAGTTTCTATTTCTACAACTGAATTTTTAGAGTTACTAAAAACATTATTATTGGAATTTGTCATATTTTTAAATATTTATGATTTTTTTGTTCCTTTTTAAGTTTTTAGTCCTATTCTTATATAGAATACAAAAGAATTCAATCACCTTTTATGTCTAACATTGATGAATACCTTATAGAGACTCTAGATTTAATAAACTACACTTTAAGTGATCGATTTATAGATAAGTGGAGATATAGGTTTAGCGAAAGATTCTTAAAGCTATTCCAGACTAAATTACTGGAAGCAATAAAGAACCAGAAACCTTTAAAGATACAAACTCTGTTTAATTACCTAAGCACTAAATGTGGGTATTCTAAGGAACAAGTAATTAACTTTTTTGATGCCTTAGATATAAAAGAAATGTACTCTCCAATAATAACTGGAAAGTTAACTACTTCTTAGTCCCCTCATCCAGCTTCTTCTTTAGTACTTTCTGCTCTTCAATTCTTACAGCCACTTCATGTGCTGTACAGAAAGCTGGGCACATCTGCTGATACTCGCAGTACTCACAGAAAGTATTCTTGCTTGGTTGAAACTCGTCAGCTTTTTTCTTTCTAATCTTCCAAGCCCTGTCAATAGCTTCTTTCTTCCACTTGTTGATGCTGCTTTGTGGATATTGAATATTGACAAAGTTGCCAGTTAGTGGATAATAATGTCCACAGTGAATTTCCCTAAGATCCTTTTTGAACAATTGGCTTACAGCGTAAGCGTAGCCCTTCAACTGGTTGTCGTTGAATAGTTGGACGCGACTCTTCTCAGACTTGGAAGTTTTGTAATCGATAATTAATATCCCACCCTCCTTACCAGTTACTATTCTGTCTATAAAGCCCGTATAAGTTATTCCTTCAGTTAACTCCAGCTTAAACTCATACTCGGTAGCTAACGTTTCCCCGAGTTTGGAGTTAAACTTTAAAAAGTTATCCAAACATTCTTGCGTCTTATCTTTAAATTGATAAGGGACTTTGTAAGATTTCTTCAGGTCTTCCGCGAGTTTTTCAAGAGTCTTGATATCATTGTCCTTGTAGCCTTCCTCAAAAATTTTATGGATGTACGAGCCAAAATTCAAAGAATCCTCGTTTTTAGATGGAAATCCCGGGAACTTCCAAATATATTTATACTCGTACTTCTTCAAGCATTGGTCTATAACATCAGATTTAGTGTTGCTTAGTGTTGATAAAAACATATGATCTCTTCTTCCTACATTAGAG